TCTTTAAAATGTGTAATGTAATACTTGCCTCTCTTATGTAAGATATGGCATGATTGAAAGAGTTCTTGTTCTCTTCGGGATGCAACACCTATGCGTGAAAGTGTTTCCCTGATCTTTAGGAAATCGTCTTTTTCGGGAAAGGTGACCTCGACTAGGTCTTTGATTATATCTTCTGTGTTATCCATTATCCTTACCACCAGTTTTCATTCTGTTTTTCAATTCTCGTAACTGTTTATCAGACAATAATTCCAAGTAGTCTTTAGCTTCTTTTGTTGATATCTGATAATATTCTTTTACCGTATCGAGTTTCTTACTAATATATGGTTTTGACCACTGTGAAAATCTTTGTCTTTTTCTAAGAGTATTTAGGAAAAACAGGTATTGAAGACGATTGTCTGTACCATGTCTGACATTCATTTCATTAGTAAGGAAAACAGAATCCTGATGATAGGATAATGATTTATTAATTAAGAATGGTTGATATGCTTTCTCTTCGATATCATCAACCATGATATCTTTTTTGTCGTAAGAGACCGACTTTACAAAATCGAATGGATTTCTTTTAGTCAAGACTTTTACCTGAATCTGCAAGATTTCTAGTCACTTCTTGTACTAGATCAGCACCAGTCATACCTTCTTGAATAAGATACTTCTTTCCAGTAGGTGTAACTGTTCTCTCGATTCTTCCATCCATGTATTGGACATCGACAACACCCTTTACGGCATCCTTCTTAGTCTTCTCAGTCTCATACCACATAGATGTCAACCTATGTGCATGTACCCACTTAGGTGAATCTCTGTACTCTTCTGCTTTTAGAATTTGTTTTTGCAATTCTACTTTCTCATCATATTGTGTCATTTGAATTTACACTCCGACATGATCTCAGTTAAACATGCAACGAAATTGATTTCCGAATCCATAGCAAATGCAGACTTGTACTGATAATCAGCAATAAACAAAACTGCAGCTGGAATGGATGTTGGTTCCAATCGTTGTTCCAATGCATTGAAAAGTTTTCGATAGAGGGTGTTGAAATCATTGTCGGAATTTTTACCCACCCATTTTCTCATACCTTTCCAATTCTTCTCAGCCAACATATCAATAAGAGGTGTAAGTTTCTCTTCATTAAGTGTAGATAGTAATCCACTATCAATCTCACCTGAGACTCCATACCTTTGAACCTCATTGATACATCTTCTGAAATCAGGGAAGAACTTGATTACAAGTTCAACCAAAACTTTCTGATCGAATTTAATACCTTCTGTAGTACATATCTCCATGAGACGCGCAAGAAACACTGAAGCAAGTCTTTGTTTCTCATCAGGGGTCATGGTGAAATCGATCACCGTTGTTCTTGAATGTAAAGGTGGTATGATTCTATTCTTGTAGTTACAAGTAAATATGAATCGACAGTTTGCAGAAAACTCCTCGATGAAGTTTCTCAAAGCTGGTTGAACTGAATCTGCAGAAATATAATCTGCCTCATCCAGTATCACAACCTTTGGTGCATCCGATAATGATACCGTAGATGCAAAGTTTTTAATCTTCGTTCTAAGAGTGTCTATGAGTCTCCCTTCATCGGAACCATTGATTACGATAAAGTCTGCACCTAACTCATTACAAAGTGCTTTTGCAACCGTTGTTTTACCAACACCAGCAGAACCACATAACATAAGATTAGGTATTTCACCTTGTTTAACGAAGTCTTGAAATGTTTGTTTTAGGGACGCAGGAAGTATCGTGTCCTCAATTGTCTGAGGACGATACTTTTCTACGAATAGATATTCTTGATTCATGGTTGTAAACCCCCCGCCGAGTCTACAGTGCTATCCACCCTTGAAGATTGATGAGATCGGATAACTCCCGTATGTATTGCAGAGACTGGCACAATACTTACACTAATATATAGGTTAAGCATTGTAATTACTGTCTGGCTCCAATGCAATAAAATATTCTAATTCGACATCTGTATTCACAAAGTGAGATATCCCTTTAGAAGAAACAGCAACTCGATAGTTCCCATCAAGGACTTTCAAGTTTTCAATTTTAAAGTTCATAGAATAAGTTGAACCATTACCTTCACCCACGATTCTTGAGAATGTGTTTGAAGTTGGATTCTTCTTATCAGTCACTTCCAGTTTGATAGTATTACCATCTGATGATAGAACTAGATCATTAACACCTAGAACACTTGCAGCTTTCTGTAATTCAGAAAGAAGTGTAGAACTGATTTCAATGTTGATTTCTGCATCAGGCATTGTAATCATTTTATCAGGTGCAGTAACCATACCTTCACTTGCATAGAAGTATGCAAGACTTGAGTTATCATCTGCAACAGTTAAACTTGCATCACCGAATGTAAACTCAGGGTCATTCAACAAAGATGTTGCACCTAAGAATTCAGGCAAGTTGTATATACTAAAATCTTGAGGGAACGATTCATCAACCGTAGCCACTGCAAGAATATTCTTCATATTGGAAATGGTTTCAACCTTGTTTCCAGTTTTAACTCGGATTCCCGAATTAATCGTTGAGAAATTTTTTAAGATATTTCTCGTATCATTACTAATTTTCATCACTTCCAGCCTCCTTTATATGCGTATCGTGATTATATAAAGCAAGGAACCCATAGTGAATGACTTTAAATAAGTCTGCACGATTGTAACCATCCTTTTTACCATACCTTTGGGCATACTTAAGAATGTTTCCAATACAGAATCCCTCTCCGTGTCCACCATCCATGATAAACTCAGTTGCCTGAAACCTATCTTTTGAATAGTGTTGTTCATATGTTTTATCTACATAAGAAGAGAACTCCTTGAGGAGTTCCTTCTCGTTGTACTTGTAGTTAATTTCTGACATACCTACTATTGTACTATTAGTAGTCTGAATCGTCAACAGGGTTTTCTGAAACTTCTTCTGAAACACCCTCGGTCTCTAGGTGGACACCATCGTCCACCTTAGTGTAGAGATCAAGGATAGAATTCCTAGTCTCTTCATCGAACCTTGAAATGCACATTTCAATTGACTTCATTTTGTCATTGAACATTCTGAATGCATTCACAATGTGAACCAACCTTCTAGTGGTAATGACATCATCAATCCCACCTTCGTAGAAAGTCTTTCTGATTATGTCAGCCCAGTCAACAAGTTTCTCACAAAAGTC